TTATTAGCGCAACAGTGTTAAGATCTTTTCTAAGTAATCTGTTGCCATTATTTAAATTAAAATACGACACAGAAATATTTCCAAAACAAACACGACTAGTAAAAGATTCTGAAACAGGAAAAATAAGTAAAGGTAATTTTATTAATCTACCTTATTTTAAAAAGTCAGAAAGAATAGCTTTAAATATGGATGGAACTAAATTCTCTTTTGAAGAATTTATGAAAGTTATACAAGCTAATCTTGTTGTAGAAGAAGACCTTAAAAAAGTAACAGACAGTATAGATGCTGTGGCTATGCAAGGTGTTGATGATATATTTAGAGAGGGACCGCCGTGTTTAGCAGAACTATCTAAACTAACCAAAGAAGAAGGGTTCGATGGTAAAGATAGATTTCTCTATAACTATCATGTCTTTGTAAAATTAAAGTATGAAGAGAATTGGGAGCAGATGGTTATGGATGCACCCGTTAAGTTTTTTTCTGGTGCCAATGCACACGCATGGGATAAAAATAAATTAAAAGCTAAACTAAAATCATGGCGAGATACATACAAAGGATACACATGTACACAGAGTCCTATTAGTGATTATTGTAAAAAAGGTATCTGTGTAAAAAGAAAGTTTGGTGTGCTGTGCGGATCTAAAGGTAGCTATCCAATCCTTACTAATTTAGTCAAGATTGATTTAGAACCAGATGCAGAATACACGTTTGATGTTACTCTACCCGATGGTGAAGATGTACGAACAGTGCATTGTCGAAACGTGGAGCACGTTAACGATCAAAGAAAGAGACGTAATGCCATATCAAAGTATGCGGGTTTTCCACCACCCATGATTAAGTCTGGTGATGATCAAAAAGTTTTAGAAGATTTATACAGAACATTAACAGTGCAAGATCCACCGATAGGTACAACACCAAAAGAAAAACTACATGATCAATTACATCAAAAGATAAATGGAGCAAGAGCACAGAACGATGTTAGCTTTAAATCTGGTGGCGTATTAATTGATGATGGCTTTGCTTATTTTAAATTTGCAAGTTTTTATAACAAGTTAAAAAATAGTGGATGGAAGTATCCCGAAGATAAAACGGGCGTAATGATACAGGAGTTTTATAAAGATTGCAATTTAGAATTTATTGAGGAGAAGAGGTTTCCATCACAAAAGAAAGGTGAATACAATACGCCAACAAAACATTTAATTAAGATATCTCTCGAAAAATTTCAAAGTGTAAAAATTTTACATAATAAAATTAATTACGATAAGGAGATTATATGATTAGAAAGATATTGGGTCCTCCTGGTACAGGTAAAACAACAAAACTTTTACACTATGTAAGAACACTCGTTAAGTTTGGCACACCATTACATAGGATAGGGTATTTTGCTTTTACTAAAAAAGCTGCAGGAGAGGCTAGAGGAAGAATGTTGGATAAACATCCTGAGTTAGAAGATAAAGATCTACCATACTTTCAAACGCTACATTCATTTGCTTTTAATCTTTTAGGTATGAAAAAGAGTAATGTTATGCAGAATGAAGACTATGCTGCCATCGGTAGAGAAGTTGGCATTGAGGTATCCGTATTTTCAAATGGTGAAGACAGTACAGGTTTTGTTGATTCAAACAGTGAGTATTTTAAATTAATATCTTCAGCTAAAATAAAAAACATATCTATTGAAGATGAGTTTAATACTAATATGTATTCTGAAGATCTAGACTTTGAGATTGTTAAAATATTAAAAATAGAGCTTGATAACAGAAAAGAGGCTTTTAAATTAGTTGACTTTAACGATATGATACAAAAGTTTATCGATCGTGCGGGGGAGCTCTGCCCTACGTTTGATGTTGTGTTTATTGATGAAGCACAGGACTTATCACCTATACAATGGAAGATGTATGATGAACTTAAAAAGAAATCAAAACATATTGTTTTAGCTGGTGATGATGATCAAGCTATTTATGGTTGGGCAGGAGCTGACGTAGAAAGATTTCAAAAAGAAACTAGTAAAGAGATTGTATTACCGAAGTCATATCGTGTGCCACAGAGCGTACAATCTATGGCCAATAAAATATTAAATCGTATTCCTGATGAGAGACGAATATTAAAAACATGGCAACCGCGTAAGGAAACAGGGAACATATATCCTGAGTCTTATTCACTTCAAGAGATACCAATACAAGATGGCAATTGGTTAATATTGGCTAGAACTAATTATAGGTTGATTAATTTAATGCCAGATCTCAAGGATCTAGGTATTTATTATGAATATAAAAACAAGAAAAGTTACTCAGAAAGATTATACAAGACCATAATTAATTGGACACGATACATTAAAGGTGAAGAACTAAACGAAGCGGAGACCAAAGATATTTTAGAATACACAACATATAAAACTATAGAAGAGATAGATAAAAATTTAAAATGGTATGAGTTGTTACAACTAGATATGGATGACAGCTTATACATAAGAAAGATGTTAGAAAGAAAAGAACCCCTAAGTGGTAGAGCAAGGGTCAAACTATCCACCATACACGCAGCCAAAGGTGGAGAGGCTGATAATGTTTTACTAGTATTAGATATGTCCAAACGTACTTTAGAATCATTACAAAGAAGCATAGAGAAACAAGATGAAGAACATAGAGTTTGGTACGTTGGTGTGACTCGAGCAAAACAAAATCTGTATTTCATTGCAGGAAAAAATAAGGAGAGAAGTTATGACATCGAAAGTTTGGGATAAACAAATTGCAGGATCTCATTACCGGAAGTATAAAATTCAGCCAAGTCAGTTTATATCTGAGAACGAGTTGTTATATCCGGAGGGATGTGCTATTAAATACATAATCAGACATCGCGATAAAGGAAAGAAACAAGATCTTGAAAAAGCAAAACATTATATCGATATGATTATTGAAAGAGATTATTCAGAGGACACTACCACAAAACCTCTACCAGCAGGGTTCACATTAAAAAAGGATGACAATGAGAATACCTAAGTTTGAAGCACAAACAGAATGGACTATTCCAACGGAGTTTCCAGATCTTAGACAAGTAGAAGAGATAGCTATTGACTTAGAAACTAAAGATCCAAACTTAAAAGAAAAAGGATCTGGTTCTGTTATTGGTAACGGTGATGTTATTGGTATTGCTGTAGCCACTAATGGTTATAAAGGATACTTCCCTATCGCACACGAAGGCGGAGGAAACATGGACCGCAAAAGAGTTTTAGAGTGGCTCAAAGATATTTTAGCAGCACCCTCAACAAAAGTATTTCACAATGCAATGTATGATGTCTGTTGGTTGAGACAACTAGGTTTTAAAATAAATGGTGACATTGTTTGTACAATGATAGCTGCAGCTATTACAGATGAGAATAGATTTAGATATGACCTCAATAGTTTATCTTGGCACCATCTTGGCTACGGTAAGAATGAAGGTGCCTTAGCTGAAGCTGCATCGGAGTGGGGCATTGATCCAAAGTCTGAAATGTACAAGCTACCATCCATGCACGTAGGATCTTACGCTGAACGTGACGCTGAGATCACATTAGGTCTATGGCAAGAGATGAAGAAAGAAATTATTCACCAAGATCTTGAAGATGTTTTTGATTTAGAAACAGAACTCTTTCCATGTCTTGTAGACATGAAATTTAAAGGTGTGCGAGTTGATTTAGACAAAGCACATCTAATGAAAAAACAATTAGTAAAAGAAGAAAGAGATTTACTCACAGCTATTGAAAAAGAAACCAATGTTAGGCCACAGATCTGGGCTGCACGATCTATTGCAGAAGTGTTTGATAATTTAAAGATACCGTATGAGAGAACACAAAAAACTTCAGCACCTAGTTTTACTAAAAACTTTTTACAAGAACACGAGCACCCTGTTGTAAAGATGATAGCTAAAGCTAGAGAGATTAATAAAGCACACACAACTTTTATTGATTCAATATTAAAGTATCAACACAAAGGTAGAATACACGCAGATATAAATCAATTACGCTCACAGTTTGGTGGGACAGTAACAGGAAGATTTAGTTATCAAAACCCTAACCTACAACAAATACCTGCAAGAAATAAAGATCTAGGTCCAAAGATTAGATCCTTATTTATTCCAGAAGAAGGATGTAAATGGGGCTGCTTTGATTACTCGCAACAAGAACCAAGGCTCGTTGTACACTATGCATCTCTTTATAAACTACCATCAGTCTATAATGTTGTTGATGCCTATCACAATAACAAAGACTCAGACTTTCATCAGACTGTAGCTGACATGGCAAAGATCCCTAGAACACAGGCAAAGACGATCAATCTAGGTCTTTTCTATGGTATGGGTAAAACTAAATTACAGGCTGAGTTAGGTGTAACAAAAGAGAAGGCTGCCGAACTGTTTAATACGTATCATGGTCGAGTACCCTTTGTTAAACAACTTATGGAACGAGCATCTAATCGTGCACAGGACCGTGGTCAGATAAGAACTTTACTAGGCAGACTATGTAGGTTTCATTTGTGGGAGCCTAATCAATTCGGTATGCATAAAGCATTACCACATGAAGATGCACTCAGGGAACATGGACCGGGGATCAGGAGAGCTTACACATATAAAGCTCTTAACAAATTAATTCAAGGATCGGCTGCAGACATGACGAAGAAAGCAATGTTAGAACTTTATAAAGAAGGAATTATACCGCACATACAGATACACGATGAGTTGGATCTTTCTATAAAAGATGATAAAGAAGCAAATAAGGTTATTGAGATTATGGAAAATGCAGTTACCTTAGAGGTTCCCAATAAAGTAGACTACGAACACGGGGATACTTGGGGTGATATTTATGATTAACTATGGCTTATTTAAATGCAAACATACCGGTGGAATATGCACAGATTAAAAGAGAATATCTTTACGATCTTAAAAAACACCATGGAGAAGTTGAAGATTGTATCATCTTTGGTATGTCATCTATTACAGGCAAGTCGATTTTATTCCATGCTATTATGGAAAACGGTGCAATCTTTTATCGCCTCCCAATTACTGCCTTTATTCAAAGGGGTTTTAAACCGGAAGATGTTCCTAGGCGTAGACTTGATGAGCTACAGCTTTGGAATTGTTTCAGTTATTATCCTTCTGTGCATTCTTGGGATATCTTAGACGGACAAGCAGGAAAATACATAGGGAAAGATAAGAAATGGCACCCAGGTAAATACCTATTTACGGTTGACTTTGCCCACCCTGAAAGTAATATATTAGACACGGACCATTCAGAGATTCCGCACGAGCACAAATGTGCTCACATCATAGCCCTTGACGACGGGAACTATGCAGCACAACCTAACAATCGATGCATTTGGGATATACCTTCATTTACTGTGAAAGATAATATTCCAGATTGGAAAGTGCAGACATCTGAGTGGAATGTAGAAAATACAAGTAAGTGGAAGACTGAAGATACGGACAACTTCTTCTACGAAATTGAGGAGAAAAAACATGATTGAAAAATGTAAAAACATTTGTTGCAGAGCATGGGACAAAGTAAAAAGCTTATGGAACAAATGGGTTAATTGGATGTTTAAAGGTTTTTACAAGTAATGAAAAAAATAAAAACAAAAAGTAAGTTATCAAGATTTGAATGGGTAAAAAAGAATATAGTGATTGTTCCGGTTGTAGCAGCTATACTAGCCGGAACTTTCACATCAGTTAGATATGTTCTTAATCTTACTGATACAATAGAAGCAAACAAATCAACTCTTGTAAATATTGAAAGAGATTTAAAAGTAGCAGAAGATAAGCTAACCGAAATTGCTACAAGATTATCTGCAGCAGAAGCAACGTGGGATATGGCAGAAAATTTATATAGACAACTAGCAGACCAGGTAAGGGAACATGCATACGATATCAAAGATCTTAACAGGTAATCTATTCTGGATTATTTTTTTTCTGTTTGTAACTACATCTTTACAAGCACGTAACGAGTATTTACAAAACGGAACAAACACATGTAGTCGAGGTAGTTTTGACGTTTCTATTGAACAAAGAGATGATCAATATAATTACAATCATAATAGTCCTAGTAATAACTATGAAGGCACTGATGATGATAGAAGTGTAAGATTTACGTGGAGAAAATATTTAGGATCAGCATGTACAGAGGAGTTTATTGCTGAACAAGAAAAACAAATGAAGATTAAAACACAATTAGAAGTTATTAAAGAGTGTAAAAGAGTACCTAGAATAAGCCCTCCACCACCAGA